CTACTTGCCCGTTGCTTCCATCATAAACTTGAAAAATATGATGTGAACCAGTTTGGAATCTTTCTCCTCCTGTATCGTAGCCCGGATCAGCAACTTGAAGAGCCGCGTCTGGTTCATACACTTTTGGGTTGGCCTCTTCTGCGCTTCCGCCTCCACCGCCGCCGCCGCCCCTATGGTCAATACCTACGTTAACTTCAAATCCACTATCCCAAATAAAATCTCCATTGAAGCCAGCGTCCCAACCTTCATCGTTGTAATATAGAGCTTGTACGCCATACTTAAAAAACCCGCTTCCTGCTTGTGGGTCAACAGGCAAAGTGTCCTCATGATCATAAGAATTACCTCCGGTAATTACATATGATAGACCCCTTCCGCTTTCATTGTCCCATATATTAATAATATTTCCGGTGGGTTGCAATTTGCTCCATTCACTTAACCACACTCCTCGATCTATCCTTGGGGAGCTATTATTATCGTATTGTCCTATCCAAATGCCAGTTACCTCCCCTAGTGAATCCATTCGCCCCGCTTCCCATGTTCTTAAGTTTATCCATCCCGCCATTCCGTCATCTGGATATATTCCTGAATATTTAATTGCACCAACCTCAAAACCATCGTGATACATGAAACGATAACGAGCAGTGCGGCCACCCCGACCCTGCGCTCCATCCTGACCAGATGGCCCTGCGACTCCAGAAGCTCCACTTGGCCCTAGCGGGTGAATTACGAAAGCACATCTTGTACCATCTCCGGTTCCATTGGTTGTGTCATAGATCAGGTTATCGTGGGTGTTAGGCTGGCTGGTGTCTGCGTCAAGGTTCTCGCCATGACCCAAAAATTCAACTGGAACTACATATCCTGTACAAGTGTGGAGCGAAGCGCCGGGGGCCAGTGTCGCTCCATTAGCGTCTAATTTACCATATGTACCTTTTACGTAATATTTATTCCACCACGCCCAGCCCCCTTGTATCTCGGTTTGTACTTCTACTATATTTCCTGTTACGTTAGGCTCGTTAACAAGATCAATAAAATCAGTATTAACAGTATATTTATAAAAATCTTTTTTAGGAATAAAAATACCAGTGACTTTGAAGTAGTACTCATCCGGAGAAACTGGAGTTCCATCCTCCTCCGTCCTCTGAATCATTTCACCATCCTCCCATAACCCGTCATGAGAATATGGTGAGCTATTTGCTACCGAGGGGTGATAAATTGGATCACCATTGTCGCAACCATTATAAGAAGGGTCTGGGTCAAGCGAATCGGGATTGTTAGCACACCCAGAATAAATCCAGTTAAAATAAAGACCGAGGCCACCAAGTTCACCCGTCATACCGGAGGGTCCATTATCTCCAGACGGACCCCTTAAATCGAAAGGCCCAATACTTTTTGGCTCTGTATTGATAAAATACATCCCAGTAGAAACGCCAGTCATTCCTGTAATTGAGTGACCAGATATGCCCGATACCCCTCTCTCGCCTGAAATTCCGGAAGCACCAGAAATACCTGAAGCGCCAGAGATACCTGAAGCGCCAGAGATACCAGACTCTCCACTTGGTCCTCGAAGATTAAATGGACCTAAAGAGAGCCCTTCTGTATTTATAAAATACATGGTTGTAGCTGCCCCAGTAGCTCCGGTTATTCCTATACCGGATATTCCTCTTTCACCCGAAATCCCAGAAGCTCCTGAAATTCCAGAGGCTCCTGAAATTCCAGAGGCTCCTGAGATTCCCGAGGCTCCTGAAATACCCGATATACCCAATAAGCCCTGCGTTCCTGTGCGCCCCACTGGAATAAAACTTACTACTATATTGCCACTTTCCTCAAAAGCGTTTGATATAAGCTGGTCTGATCTTGCTATAGTTATTGTTTGTCCTAGATGATCTGCTACACCAAGAACAGAATAGTTAGTTTCGGTTTTGCCAGCGCCATGTATAACTGGAGTACCAGTGATATTCCACATGGCAAATTTTTGCCCATGATGTCCTTCTCTAGTTAGTGATATGTATCCCCTTGAATCGCTTGTACCTACTTCAGAAAATGACTGCAACCAGTCTCCAACCCAAACGCCATCTGAGTTAAACGTGGAAACATGTATGCCTGTTACAGAGTCTACCTCGGTAGGATTAGATTCGTTTTTGGTTATTAATTTAATTGCCTTATGGCTTGGTCGGTCATAGTCGTTCCATCCACTATTAAACAAGAAGCTAAAGTTATATCCACCGAATTGACCAGATTCTCCAGATGGCCCAATAGGCCCAGTTCCGGACATGCCTGAATATCCTCGTTCACCGGCTAAAGCAAAACCTAATACAACCGTGTCGCCAGTATTAAAAAATCCACTATAACTATATACGTGGTCTACGCTTAATATTCTATATGCCCCACTGGCAGGAGAATAATCTTGCTCTATTTTAATTGTGTCTCCCGTGACATCAAATACAGCTTGCTTTCTGGGCTCATCCGCGTCAAAAAGTTTTATTCTACCTTTTTCTGGATTTCCACTTTGAAGATCAAGAGCGTCAATCCATCCAGTTAAATTGTATCCATATTTGCCCGTATTACTTAGAAAAATTCCAGTAACATTTGCTGGATTTTCATGGCTGTAAATTAATTGACCAGTGCCGGGGTCAACATTGGATGGGAATTTATTATTACCGCTAAATAACCATAATTGCGCATCTCCACCAAATCCTCCAGCTGGACCAGCAGCCCCTTGAGGGCCAGTTTCACCTTGCGGCCCTGCTTCTCCCGAAATGCCGGAAGCACCCGACAACCCTGAAGGTCCAAGCCCTCCCGCCTCACCTTGATCGCCTCTTGGTCCGGGGGCGGCTGGAGCAAAACTTAAAACTACCTCTTCGTCATTCGAGAAAGAATCACTATGATGTATATAGGTTGTATGCAGTGTAGAATAGCCATCATTTTCTACCCCCGTATCTACCTTAAAAACTATCCATTTTTCTGATAAAGCGCTATCAAATATTTTAATCCTAGAACCAGATACATCATCTAAACTTCTAACCCAAGCGGCAATAGCGTCTCCCCCATCTTCCATGTCATCAATAAAAACGCGATTGATGCTCGGATAAGTTAAGTTGTTAAAACGTATATACCCATTTCCCGGGTCAGAATCAGCAGTGTTAGTGCTAAACGAGAAAACGAAACTATCTCCACCCGCGTTCCCCTGATCTCCTTGCGGCCCAGTTGGCCCATCTGGCCCGATTGGGCCTACCATTCCGGATATTCCAGACAACCCGCTTACTCCTTGTATTCCTCTTTCTCCTGACAAGCCTGAAATGCCAGTGGCTCCACTTGGCCCTTGAAGGTTGAACGGCCCTATAGACTGCCCCTCCGTGGTTATAAAGTACATTCCTGTAGCTACCCCAGTAGCTCCAGTTACTCCTATTCCAGATGCTCCCTTCTCGCCTGAAATTCCGGAAGCGCCAGAAATTCCGGAAGCGCCAGAAATGCCTGAAGCACCAGAGATTCCGGAAGCGCCAGAGATGCCCGACAAACCAGAAACGCCTTGAATGCCCTGTTCTCCCTTTTCTCCAGAAATTCCGGAAGCACCAGAGATGCCCGACAAACCAGAAACGCCTTGGACTCCTTGAATACCTTGTTCGCCTTGTGGCCCACGTATATTAATAGGCCCAGCTGGCGGTAAATTATTGTTAAAAAGAAAATAGACTCCAGTGCCACTACCGCTAACTCCAGTTACTGAAGCTCCTGAGATACCTGAAGCGCCAGAGATTCCGGAAGCACCAGAGATACCCGACAAACCGGAAACGCCAGTAGCTCCACTTGGCCCAACTCCGCCGGGAGGACCAATAGGCCCTTGTGGCCCCTCGACTATAACATCGGCACTACTTAGGGTTGATTTGTCGAGAGTGGTTGATGTTTGAGTTAGCGTAACATCAGCCGTAACGCTTCCTCTAGCATCTGTGCTAGAAGCAGCGCTTGAGACTGTTACATCTACCTCTACCTGAGCCATGATATACGCTTACGATAATTGCGTAGTAACCTCTGGAAGAACGTTGAAATACCCTTCGGAAATTTTTGTTGAATTCCAATCTCCTGAAGCAAGGGGGGCTGTTTCATATTTTTCTATATCATACACTCCCTGAACTACGGGTAAACCCGAAGTTTGAGTACCCCGAATTAAAACATCAATGTAACCACTAGCCCCCAAAGTAGGGTCTTCAGTCGTGCCAGACTGAACTACTGGTTCCAAATCCAAAAGAACACTACCTGTGCCGTACCTAAATTTGGCTACACCTCTAGCTGAATATCCAGAAAGATTAACGGGGTTACCGTCTCCGTCTTTGACTCTAAATCTTAAATCTAAGAGAGAACCTTGCTGGGCATTTATGTTGTAGGTAGTAGCCATAGTTAGTATTACACATTATTATAATACCAAGTAGGCTGTACCTTACAACTTAATTACCTACCTTCTCGAAGAACTTTAAGGGTTTCTTCTGAGATTTCACCTTCGCTGACTTGCTTTTTTTCTGTAACTGGTTTTCTGTAAGCAGAAACATGCCTACGAAACTCAGAAAGAAGCCTTTTCTCTAGGGATTCTCTATCTTCCACAGGAATAATACCCATTTCCATAGCGTGACTTTGAATATCGGTACGACTCATGTCAGAAATTTCTGTGGTATATTCTTCCTCCTTGAGTGTTCCGTATTTTCCAAGCCCTTCGTCTCCCCAGATTTGATCCAAGGTTGTGGGTTCGAATTTTTCCTCTTTTCCGTGGGATTGATCTAAATTATCAAGTTTACGAGAAGAGGTTTTTTTAGAAGCCGAAGCTTTTTTGGTTTTTTTCATAACTTTATTTTATCAAATATACACTAAAAAGGCCCGGAAGGAAACCCTCCGGGCCAATTTTAATTACCTGTTTAGCCTAGGATAAGACCAACAGCTGCGCGACCATCCAAGCAGAGTCTACCTTCCTCAAGGAAGCCGTAGAATCCAGCCTTATCAGAACGCGTAGCGTAGAATTGATCATCAGGCAAAGCGGAGAAAGTTCCACCGCTTTCAGCTTGACGGGCCACTGGGCGAACAAACGCGTCACGGCCAAGATCAACTCCTACGAGAACTTGATGATTTGCGGTAGCAAAGTTGCTGATGCTGTTGCTAGAACCATCAAGGTTAGTAGCAGCAGTGCCAGCGGCATCAAAGTAGGTCTCAAACAGAGCGTTGTATCTTTGACTCTTGCCAAGCTCAACGAGCTCATGCAGGGAAACGCCGTAAAGGCTCTCCATGCCAGCGGCACGATAGATACCTGAACGAACATCATCCGGCAAGTTCTGGGCGTTAGCCTCAGTAGCAGCAGAGTCAGTACGGATTGCATCGTAAGCGTAAGCACGAATCTGACCCATAACCTCTGGGCTTACGAACAAGTCAGTAAGACCACGGGAATTGAAGTCAGCAGGAGTGCCGCCAGCAAACGATACATTGATTCTCTTGATTCTTGTCATCAAGTCATTCAGGTCTTGCAATCTGAACTCAGCAGTTGCGCCTGTATTTCTTGAAGTCAGAACGTGACGAAGAGCACCAGAAGTGCCAACAGAGCTCGATCTACCATCCTTGGTAGCCGCTTCTGCCAGAGCCTTCATGATAACCGCCCAAGCGTTTCTCTCTTGCTTGATAAGCACTTCTTGAGCCATTCTTTCGATAGCCTTGCTTACCACATCAAGACGAGCCTTACGGGCATACTTCTTGAAGAAATGCACCGCGCTGTCTAGGCGATAGGTCATGATTTTGAGCTCTTGGATCGGCACGTGGGCGTCTGAACTGGGGAGACCACCAGCCATGTTTTGCGACCACACACTGATAAAGCCCTTGTCAGTATTATAATACAGGTCCAGCGGATAGCTTGGATGATCGTCTTCGTCGAACTCAGAGTCGCTATAGATCATTGAAGAAGTACCAGACTCATTCAACACTTTAGAAACAACTGGTCCAATAAAGGCGGCAAAAGCTTCGCTAGCCTCACGAGAGGTATTGGGGTCTCTTGACCCGAGAGCCTTAATAAGCTCTACCTGTTCTGGGGTATGATTTAATTTAAGCTTCATAATAGTTATATCCTCCTTATTAATTAAAGTTCAAGTTTGATTAGAACATAACCATCGTCATCGCTCTCTCCAAGGGTTTTACCCACTAGGAAACCAGCGCTATCACCGTTAGTAGTAAGAAGCTCGCCACTATCACCAGCATAAACCTTAGTGCCAGCAACGCTGATAGCACCAATGGATTCGCCGCTGTAAAGCACGATACCCTTTGTAATAACAGGGACGGTTTGTCCACTAAGAGCAACATCCATTTCAACCGCCTTGCGGGGATTGAATTTTAGAAGTTCTCCATTTTCATCCACTTCAGCAACACCCTTGAGTAGCATACCCAAGGCTACGTTACCACTCGAAGTTAGAGCAACCTTAGCGGTTGAACCATAACGTTGAGCAGTTACGCCGTTGTAAGAAGCGCCTACATCGCCAAGCATTTCTGTTGGCTCGTCAGTATTCTTCCAGCCGCCGCCGACTACCTTCACAAGACTTCCCTTGGGAATCTTGTCTCCAGCACCTACGCCGATAGCGCCACTATAAGAATACAAGTTAACGACATCATGTTCGTCGTATACTCTAAATGGTTTTAGATCAATAGCCATAATTTTTTATTCCTTATAATTTTTTCTATTAGTTAGTTATTTTTGAATCCAATTTTCAAATTCAAAGGCCTTCTTGTACTTCTCGTACACGGAAGGTTCCTCGACAGTGGTTGAAGCAGGAACTTCAGCAGCTTCGGCTTCAGCAGAATCCAATGCTTCCTCAACGGCGGCATTAGCGTCTTCTTCGGCTTCTTCGGCTTCAGCTTTGGGAGCTTCCTCAGTTTTAGCTTCTTCATTGGCTTTCGCCTCTTCAGCAGCTTTCACTTCGGCTTCCTCTTGCGCTTTAGCAGCAGCTTCGAGTTCCTTCTTGTTATTCTTACGCAGCAAGACGGCCATCTTGTTTTGATAACCTTCAAATGCGTCCTCGTCCATATCTTTAATGTCAGAAGCGATAACTTCCCGATCTTCATCGGTCAATTCATACTCTTCGTCCATTTGAGACATGCGTTCATTGAACTTGGCTTCAGCCTCTTTCTCGGTTTTTTCTTGCTCAAGGGCAGCGAGTTGCTCCCGAACTTCAGACATACCCTTTTGAGCCGATTCTGCATCATTTTGAAGCTTCTCGATTTGCTCGTTAGCGGCCTTCAGGGATTCCTCTGTCTTTTGCTTTTCAGCAACGAATTGTTCGGAAGCCTTCTCAAGCTCTTGCTCAATAAAATCCGAAATCTCGGAAGCTTGAAGCTCCTTCAAGTTCTCTTCATTGATATCTTTTAAGCTTGTGATTTTCATAACGGTTCTTTCTGTGTTTACATTTTTTTCATTAGAATGTGAACTAGTATTTATTTTTGTTTCTTCGGAGTCAGCTAAACAGGCGTCTTCCTTCTTTTTGACGGCAACTCCTTTTACGTCAGCAGCGGGAGTTTCGGTAAGACCAATTCCGAGAGGAACTATATCTTTAATTACTTGTCGATACAAGCTCCTTCCATCTTTCATCTTACCTGTTCCACCAAAAATTCTCAAATTTTCTTTCAAAGAATTTACTTCTTCTTTGTCACTAATTATTGTGGCATTTTCAATATTTTTTTCGTTTTCATTTAATACCACCAAGTTATAATCAGTAAAACCAAGCTCCCAGCTTGCCGAGATGCTCTGGTAGGATTCACTTGTTGGATCGCCACTCTCTTCAATTAAATCAGTTAGATCGCTGTTTACTACTTTCCACACGACTCCACCTAGGGTGATATTGAATGGGCTATTTAATTCGGAAGCAGCTTGAGCTTCCAAGGGTTTATCCGTTCCAAACTCGCTAAAGCCAGCAGTTAAAATAACACCCACGACCCTTTGCCTATTATGCTCAATATTAATTGGCTTATTTATGAAAGACTGATACGAAGCTAATGCTGTTTGTGCGTCAATCACATCTCCATTTTTATTGACTCTATTTGCCACGCAAGCATTGAAGGCGATAGGAAGCAAGTCGATTTCTTTTTCCGTATCTACATCAGGAATAAATTCGCTAACTTCCACAAGACTAGCTAGAGCTAAATACTTGTCTTTATCTTCGGAAATTAGAGGCTTGATAGTGGAGCTAAAACTTGTTTTATATTTAAAGTCTTTCATGTTAGTCCTGTAGATAATAAGTTACCAAAACTCCATAGTCAGTATTTGAATCGTCCATAGTAATTTTAAAAGCGTTACCGGCAGTAAGCTTAAGTGGGCCAGTAAAATTAACAGAGTTTGAGCCATATGTAGCCGCGTACATATCCATAATATCAGTAGACCCATCGGTAAGCGTCAATGTTCCAGCAGAACTTTTAGAAAAAACGATATCTGTAATTACAATAGAGTGAGTGCTTACCGAAGGTGCTGCTATCAACGTATGAGCAGAACTAATATCTGCACCCTTCTTATAAGCGTAAGACAATCCCTTCGGGATTCCGTCGTATCTAAATTCATGCGAGCTTCTTGACATAAGGTATTCTCCTATATTTAATTCGTTTTAATTCTTTACACGTTTTTATAACATTTATCACCATTCTGAGTGTATTTTCTCGTACTTCTCTATATAGAGGTCATCTATATCTTCGAAGTCAAAATTTAAGTTGTTATTTAAGGTTTCCTTTTTTGCTTTACTAAAATTATCGTCATCTGATTGGCCTAGAAATTGATTAACATACGACAAGCCGCGAACTACCCTAGAAGCGTCATTTGTATTCAACTTAGCCCCAAACCTAAATTCCCCAATTAAATCGCCTAACGAAACCTTTTTTTCGTTAGATTTATTGTGGTTTTTCATTTTTTGTCTTAGATAATCTAAAACTCTAGAAGAATATTTGACGCTGTCTTCTTGGGAAGAAATCAATATGGGGTCGGGAAATTGCTCAGAATTAAGACAATTATCCAAAGATTCTTCTTTGGACGGCTCCTCTATGCGGTTCACTTTCCTCCAAAGTCTCGAATATTCTTCTCTTTTCTGTTTAGATATGTATTTAGACATATGATTTAAGCACAATAGGTACATATATATACACACCAACAAGCAAAACTTATAAATTAAAAAGAAAAAACCCGCACTTTTTTATAATGCGGGGTGCTTACATGTAATTTAAATTTAAATTACTTTTTCTTTGATTTTGTTCTGGCTACCTCCGCCTTAACGAAAGGAAGGGTTACTTGAGCTCCAGAAGTGTCGGCAGAAGCCCCAAGGTACGAGGCGTCATTGGCCTTCGGACCTACTGTTACTGTACTCGCACAACCCGACGCCATGATAAGCGTCACCGCTACAATAATTACTGCATTTTTCATAAGAAATTCCCCAACTCAAGTCGGGGTTAGTCATATTAACATTTAGGGTTAAAATGTCAAATTTTTATTTAGAAAGTTTTACAATATAAACGGAATCCAAAACCGTTTCTTTTCCGAAGAAGTTAACATTATCTAATGGATAACATAACCAATGATAATTGAATGTATTTTTTTTGTGTACTAGCAATATTGCTGTATCCTTATTTTGATCTATTTCTCTTAAAGAAGATACCTTTGTCATTTTATATCCATGATTTTTTAAAATTCTTTTCATTTCATGGGGGAAAGTTATTTGCCTTGCTCTATTATTGAATATAGAAAGAAAATCACGCAAACAATTGCCACCATTCTGAATCTCTTCACTTATGTGCCTCTTAGACGTTTTTATGCCTAAATCCCCAAAAGCTTTATGGAGGGCTTCAGGGCCGCAACTATGTATATGATCTGGGTCTTTGTTATTTGACCTCGCCTCTTTCACCCATTGCGGGTCTCTCGAAGATTCTAAAATTCCGCAACCGAAATTAAAGAAAAGCAGCAAAATGACAATAAAGACTCTCATCATTCATTTACAAAAATTTAAAAATATTAAGACCCAAGCTAATACCCAACGCTGCCGACAAAGCAATTACTAAGGTCCAGTAAAATTTTAAATTTATTTGTTCTGTTTTCTTTTTGGGTTGAAGCTTAGTTTCTTTAGGAGCTTGTTTTTTAGTTTGCCTTGGGATTATCCAGAAGGTTCCGTTTTTTTCTACTACCCAATCAAACTTCTCTTTTGTTCCTATCCACCATTTAGAGCTTGGACCCGGTTTTATTAGTTTTCTCATTGGACTGTGTAGCCCAACTGCGACCCTTTTCTTCTTGTTTAGGGGGCCACATGTCGAGCTCTTTTAGTTTATCTATTAGTTTTTGTAATACGTCGTTTTGCATTTGAATAACGCTTTCCAGCTTCATAATGTACATTCTCATATTTCCCATAGTGTCCTGCTGTAACGCATTCGTTTTCTGAAGATCGTTTATAAGCTCCATTTGATAATTAAAACTTTCGGCTAATTCTATATTTTCTTTTACGAGCTTTGCCTTTTCATTAAAGTGTTTTGTGTCTTTAACAGTATTGTTTATGAAAAAAAGACAACAAAGACCTAGTATTATATAAACTGAAATTGCGTTTTCTCTGAGCTTGCAAAACAAAGACAAAGAAGAGTGTTTTAGTCTTTCGAAAAGTTTTTTCATATTGTTATTATTTACACTAATAAAAAGCGTAAAAAATAAAACATCAAAAAACTAGGGGTTTTTCGTTGATTTAGCTTTTTTTGTTGTTTTTGTAGTCCAAATATATTTTCCTACAAAGCCAAATAATGACTCCCACAATAACGCAGCCCAGATAATAAGCCCAAAGTGAGTTCCAATCGACTTTCACTTTTGGGTTTCCTTTTTCAATTACTACGTTAGAATTATCATTTTCAGGCTTTTCGGGTAAGCTAACGTTATTTGTATTTGGAATTACGTTTACCTTGGGGGTTGCGGAAGACAAATTATGTTTTTCTCGGTTCCAACTTGGAGTCGAACCTTTTGCATTCGGGCTAACTGATGTTGGATTTGCCTTTACAGATTGATTAACTGATTGTGGTTTTGATTTTGCTGATTCTACTTTTGCCGGTTTTACTTTGTATGTCCCATTTGGTTGTCTTTCTAAATCGGAAGGAGAAATTATATTTATACCAGTAGATTTATTGCTGATTGATTTACCACCTCTACAACCAGACAGACATCCAACGGCCACAATCAAGGATAAAAATATAAATTTCATAAAAAGTATCTTATATACTATTTTTTTTTCACTTGGTCCTAGCAGATGCATTTCCAAAATAAAATCCCACTATAGCTGTTAATGTTTGTCTTACTTCCGGTATCATTAGATACCCCTTTAACTCAACGAATACCACATCTGTTCCTCCACCGAATAAACCAAAAAACCACTCTGGAGATTGAGTTTCAACTTGAACAATAGTTGACTGACCTAACAAAGATAAAATAAAGGGAGCTAAAATTACTCCAAACAAAATACATACAACAATAGCTCTCCTAACCCATTTACCAGCATCTACGGAAACCCTTTCTGCGGCTTTGTCTGCTGAAGTGTCTTGGGCCTCTTTCATCCCAATAGCCATCTTGTAGAAGTCTGCTCTTTCCTTTGCTCTTTCAGCTAAATATCTGAAGATGAATCCGGTAATTCCTCCTCCGATCATAGTTAAAAGTTCAATAGGCATTCTTGTATACCCTATATTACACAAAAAAAATAACGCCGCACAAGAAAATTCTCATACGGCGCTATTAACGCTTTAGCGTGACCAATGCTAAATTAAGTCTCCCAATTTTTTCAACTCATCTAATTTAGCTGTAGGTCTAGCGAGACCCCCAACAGCACTATATACAACCAAGTTGGGCTTGTCTCCGCTATATATGCCTCTATGCACAACATTACCGGGCTTAAGCATTTTGCATAATTGGTCAAATGCTTGATCTAAGCTACTTTGAGGAATGTTGTCTAGCTGTTCTTTTCCCCCTACAACAATAGCTCCAGCAGTGTCACCGCTAGATAGGTCGATGCCTCCGGAGAGAACACCTCTATTGAAATTATCTCTTACTGCTCTGGATATACTAACTGGATCAGCCCAGTCCTTAACGGGTGCTGCACCAAAAACCATCAATCCAGAATCTAAAATAGATTTATAATCACTTGAATCGAATGATGTATATGAACTATCTCTCGCGGCTGTCAAATTAAATAAATGGAACAGTCCCGCCATACTCATATTGGAAGTTTCCCAAAAATTAGAAACAACGAGATTGGGGTAAACTTTTCCGATTCTTTCATTGTCTATTACGACCAAGGGAGAAACTATTCCCTCATCCACTAAGTCGTATACCTCCTTTAAACAATCATGCGAATTTGCGTTGACCTTTTTGCCTTCTGAGTATTTAGGCAAAGCTAAAATTACTCCGACTTTTTTAGAATTAGATTGCACGGTTTCTTGAAGTTGTTTTGCCGCATGAACAAGGGGCGCAACCGTTCCCGATCCAGTTCCTCCCCCAGCGCCAGCGCAAACAAAAACTCTATCAAGCGTTTCCCCGAAAGAGTATCTCATGAAGTCAATTACGTCTTCTTTCTTTTCTGCGAAAACTTTTTTTGCATAGTCGCGGTCTTTTCCAGCGCCACCAGTTCCAATGCATAATTTGTTATCCAACTTAATTGTATTTAAATCTTGCTGCGCTGTATTCATAACGCATACTTTTCTATAGCCCAACGTATGAAAAGTTTCTGCTATTCTTGATCCACCCTGTCCAGCACCCACGAAAGCAAACTTGAATGCGGTATCGATCTTATCTTTTACCTCCTTGACAATTTCCTCTGGTTCTGGATCAGGCATGGGGATATCTGGCATAGAGATATCTGGCGCTCCGCCAAGGTAATCGTTAACACTTTGCCCTACTTGTTCGTTTTGATTATTTAATTCCTCAGACATAAAAATCCTTTATTTAAATTACACTTAAAAATTGTACCCCGAGAACGCTTCGCCAGTTTCCATTAACTTTCCGCTCATAAATAGCCCTTTTCCGGTAACTCCCTGAGCAACATCTGTAGAAAATGAGAGTGTAGCGAATCCGTGCTGCTGCACGGAATTATCAAATGATATAGAATCAATGTTTGCGCCCAAAAAATCAAATTTAGCAATAATTTCATTAGGGTCAAATCCCGGGCAATATATCTTAGGGGAGCGACATTCCAAGCTTATATCAAATGGATAATCTTTCTCTAATAAATTCTTTAATTTAGAAACCTGCAATTCTCCGAATATTGCGCCTATTTGTGCGTTGCATATTATTGGATATTTAATGGGTTTATCTATGGGTGCTCTGTGGCCCATTCCTATGTATGTATATCTTTCGAAATTTAATGATATAGATGCGCTTTGAACTTTGATATCTGCTAAATCTACGATAGCATCTAATATGCCAGACGTTTCATTAGAGTATCCAGTAGACTTTATAGAAAAGCTTATATCCGTAGCCCTTGCCACTTGAGAAACTCCACTTCTTACATTGTATCCACTTATCTCACCTTCTACCCTTGGGATTACGTAAATATTTTCATTTTCTTCATTAAATCCTGTCGAGTCAACGGAAGGTATAATTCCCGAGCCGCTTTCTTCGACTTTCATATTGTAGCATGTATATTGAACCCCGCACTTTATTGGCTGCCCGACTTCCATATTAACAGAATAAGAATCCATGTAACATTCTCCGAATGCGACACTTGACATCTGTTCGAACTTATCGTCTGGAATATGTTTGATGTCGATTCCTTCTGGTGCAATCGCTAAATATATATTTCTGCAATCTCTTTCTGCCCGAGGCCAAGCAGAAAAATTTGACTCATCATCTCCAACATGAAAACCGCTGTAAGCTGGATAAGAATCCCTACTTAGCATTCCTGAGAAAAGAAAGACATCCCTATTGTCTTTGTAAAATGAATCTGTATATGAATGGCCTGTAGCAAAATTTATATTGAACCCCATTCTTGCTTCGTTTTTTAAATCCGCAGTTAAATATTCGAAATCCAACTGCACTACTGGAAGATTTATGTTAGGTCTACCTATCAATTCTCTTCTTCCTAATTCCGAAACCTCTTGCCTTTCGCTAATTAATTCATAATTAATACTTTGAATGCCATTGAGTTGTTTTATTATGTTGTGTGCGTTTGGGTCACCAGTAGGAGACCCATGCTGGTCAACAAAATGAAAACCAGAAGAAGGTGATGGCCCCATAAACAAAGCCTGAGACTGACTATGTACTCTGACTCTTGCCATATTAAACCTTACTAGCGTGAAGTATGCTTGCTAAGTAAGTTTCAATCTGGTGTTCTAAGGCAATGGCCTGAATCTCTTTTATAGCTTCCGGGTTTGTATCCACGGGCTTATCTAAATATTTTCTTACGACAGCTACCTTATTCCAGTTTGACTTATCTTCGTTAGCAACTATGATTTGCGTGATCTCTTGGGCAATTTCTTTTTGATGGTCAGTAAGCGCTTTTAATTTATGTTTCTTCAGCAAAGTAGCCCTTACTTTTTGTTCAAGCTTTTGTGCTGAACTTAAAGTTTCCACCATTTTAGAAACGCTGTAGTGTTGAGCTCTAGATTGTTTTTCTCCAATTTTACCGGGCTTTCTTTGAGTGGTATAGTTACCGCTTTGTCCCTGCGGTCTTCCAAATTTATCATTGCCGCCGGTAGGAGTACCAGCTTGCTCTTTGTTTCCTCCGCCAACAAGGGGTTCATACAAGCCCTCTTCTCTAAGTCTTTTGAATTTCTTTTGAGACTCAAGAGAAGAATCTACATCTGGCAATCTATTATTCTCAAGGGCAGAGATTCCTTCCTCTGGAGTTAAAACGCCCAATTCAATTAGTCTGCTATAAATTCTGTGGACATTGTAATCATCCTTCAGTGGGATATCTTCAAAGTGTACTTTGGGGAAATTTTTAAACCCTAAATCTTTAGCAATTCTTCTTATTTCAACCTCTAAAAAGTCCGTAAGGAAAGTTCGTCTGCCTTGTTTGAGTCTGGCCATGAAAACTTCAACTTTAGTTTGTTGGTTGGCATATTTTTCTCCACCCACTAAAATGTTGTTTAATCCAACGTTGATGTCTCTATCGATTATTTCATATTTCTTTGGGTCAAGTAGATCAGCAATATCTGGAATTACAAATTTAGCATTAGTAGTATAATCCGAAATCAATACTCTTCCCACTGATTCGTTAGCGAAAAGTTTTTGCATTGCTTCTAGGTTTTTTTGGTTTACGCCTCCCTTGTCTGGTTCAGCGCCCATTGTAACCAACAATATCGCTTGATGAGTAGTTCTTGTTATGGCCATATCCATCTTACGCATCTCTGCTTTTGCGTTAATGGCTTCTAAAACTGGCCACCCCATAGGAACCGCCAATGGTTCGTAGTCTTGTTTTTTGTAAAAAACTCCGAGTGTTTTATGCGGGTCTAAAAGTATTCTTATTGTATGATTGTTCTTTTTAGCGAGCTCGTCTTTTGTTCTTTGATCTAATGAATCGTATACCTCTTTATCCTCTTCTGTTTGAGGGTTTCTAAGTCTTTCAATTTCATACCCCGAAAGTTGTTTATAAAATTTACTACTTACGAAAGATATATTACCTCCTGCTTGTATATCAGCTGGATTTAGTATGATGTACCGAGAAGGCAGAAGAAGAGAATTTTTTGCTGAACTTAAACCTCTTACTCCGAACACTTTTGTTAGATTTTTAATATCAGATTTTTGGATTTTAGCATCAAACCTGTGAATGAAACAGTTTCCACTTCTGTAATATTCCCTAAAGAATTTTTCTTGAATATCGTGGATATTAATTTTCTTAAAAAGGGCTTCGAAAAATACTCTAGATTTTTTGCTGCCTCCGGTCAGGAAAATATCGCTGCATGAAAATTCCGTCATTAAGTCAATCGTGTTACGAAATACAGCAAAATTGTAATAAGCTTTTTGGCAAAGAACTACGGCGTCCCGTACATCGATATTAGAATAATTAGAAATCCCTGTAGAATAATGAAAAGGAATCAGGCCTTCCTCGATATTCGTAAACCTATTTGTTCTCTCTATGCCCCCAGAAGAATTTCTTCTGGTACGGGTTAGCTTCTCTGCTCCACCTTCTGACCTGAACGCCAAAGACTCTTCTAGTCCAGCCATCAGAGGCTCTGTGGTGGGCGTGGATTTTTCTTCTGTTTTCTTTCTTGCTGCCATTTTCTAATTTTACACGTTATTTAATCACAAAAGGTGTGAAAGTCTGCGTTTGGTTGTTATTTTTTGTTTTTAGTATATCATAATAACATTTTAAGGCCCAATTAGCTAGCATTAATGTGGTATAATTATCTTTTCTAGCTCTTTGAGAAGAGGTGCTTCTTTTTAAATGCTGCGGCAAATCGAAGGATTGAGTGCCCTTTGCCGTACTTTTCACCTCAACTAAGGCGCATTGCTTCTTGGTTTGATAAATTAGTGAATCTTGAGCTTCAATAAAGTCTAAAATGTTTGATTCATTGACTTTTTTCAAGTCTACTCTAGCTGAAGAATATCTATTAAATGCTGTAGTATTTGCGGCTGTTTTAGAGCCAAACCATATTCTTTTGTGATCGATATTGGCCTGAAGGTGCTCGTTAGCTCTTCTTATGAAATCGCTTGTAAAAATCTGCTTAAAGCAAATATCATTAGAATCTGGATTATATAGCCTTCTGGCTTTAACCAATTCCTTTTGATAATCTTCGCCCTCTTTATTTGTGTTGAATTCTATAAAATTGATCTTAAGATTATTTTTCTTAAACATCGTAGACTGATTAGCTGAATCGATAAATTGATATCCTGCGTTATCAATACAAATCATAATTATGTTAAAATTAGTCATTATATGATAGAGATAGTCTATATGATCTTTCAAGTTTCCCCCAGCAACAGCATAACTATGAACTAAGGTTCCCTCCTCCCTTTCGTCATCCACCTGCAATACAGACATAGCAAAGAAGTCGGAGGATGGACTATTACTAAAACTCGGGTCAATTCCTAAAATATATTTTTCCCCCTTGTCTCCTACTATTTTCGAAGTAGGTTCTTGCCCATCTGGTATTGTGCATTCATACATCTTTTTTGCACTAAAATACGAATCACTTCCGTCAGTAAATTGAGCGCAGTACTCGCGCTGAAAGGAGGAATGAGATTGACCCCCGCTTTGAGCCTCTTCCACGACGGTTCTATCTATCATTTCTTCAGGCAAGGATTCATATCCCATTTGTGATATAAAGTATTTCGCTTGAGTTTCGTCTTTCGCTTTAATTTTTTCTAGCCATTCTTTGTAGGTCTTATACAAGTTTTCAAAAGTATAACTCGCAGAAGAAAGGGCTATCATTTTAGAAGTATTTTCGAATTCCATCCTGTCTTCTTCTTTCATCTCTCCAGCTTCTATCAACTTGTCTTCTATCTCTCTTATTTCAATGCGTTCTTTCATGTTTTGGGGGGCCACCAAGAACGGCATTAAAACATTGGTGATTATGTCTTCTGGAATAAGAAGATACTCATCAAGTACGAGTATGTTAGCGCGAAAACCACGAATTTTTTCTCCACTTAAAGGGATCGCTGTGATACTTCCACCATTAATTGACCACTCAAATGCGTCGTTTCTTTTAGCCTTAGCTCCGAATGCTTGAGCCAACAACTCAGCGCCCTTACTCTCCACAAGCTTTTCTAAATTATTAAAAATAAAACGAGCAGTACGAAACGTGGGGCCAGCTATTAATATTTTAGTACCGGGGTGAAATATGCATTGTAAAAAACAGAACACCGAAGCAATAAAAGTTTTTCCGCAGCCACGACCCCAAACACACATCGAAAAATTTCGATTCATCATGCCTTTAAGGGTGATCTCCTGAAATGGAGCCAGTTTAATTCCTGATATTAGTTCTGTAGTTATACCTATGTTTTCTCTAAGAAACTTGGCTAAATAAATTTTTGAATCAACGTCGTTTGGTTCGTCTTTCAGGTTTAATATTTCCTGATTAACGCTATCCAAATCGGTTTCATATTTGTCTGGACAATACCACATTATAAATATTTATTATCGTAGGCCAATTGCAGGTCTATTTCTTTATGAGCACACCCACATTTAAAAATTTTTTCCATTACTCTTTTAGCTTCTTCCCTCCCATTAACAAAAAGAAACTGGACAAAAGGATACTCTTGACAAAGATGCCTTACGTTATGGAAAATATATTCTGGAGTTGCTTTTATTTGAGAATATAACTTTTTGCCATCCCTTCTTCTTGCCTGATTAAAATAAAGCGCATCTGTGAATTTGCTTTCGACTAAAACCACCAAATAAGCTTCCGCCTCCTTAGCTCTTTCTATTTCTTTAACGAACCTATCGTACCCCCCACTTAAAGTACCTATGAAATCATTTAAAGCTTTTCTTTCTATGTAGGTATTACAAGACGCCTTTGCGTCACTAAATGCGTAATCTCCGAAGTCTAATTTCTTTACTTCTATGTCTATATTTTTAAATCTGAGGGGAACCCTTTCTCTCGTATCTACATAAATAAAATATTCGTTTTTGTCATAAACGCTTCCCGGTATGATTTCGTTAAATTTCTTATGTTTGTTTTTATACCCCAACTCTTCGCAAAGCCCATAGTAGTCTCCAAAAATTTTAT